AATGCAGAAATTCACGTTCCTTGCATCATCCTTGAGACCCATCCAGAAATCGAATTGGTTTAATTAGGGGCGGCGTATGGAGGTTAACGATGATCGTAACGGTTTTCTATTTGTTGCTATTTTTGGCGATCCTAATTATGGCTTGGTTCAGCGAGGATTAGCGGAGGTGCAAATGGTATGGTTTCTCGTCTTAATTGTGTTTGTGTTGGTTGTTTGCTTTACTTTTTCCTAGGGTGCAAAAGTGCACCCGCAGAGTATGAATTGATTGAGGTTAGAAATGAAAGTTGTTTTGAACAGGTCGAACTTTTTGGAGGTCTTCAACTTGGCGGCCAGCGGTTGCAGCGGCCAAGTAAAGGACGTACTGGGATACGTCCACCTAGATGCCGACGTTTGCCAGTTGCAAAGTAGCAACGGTGATGTGGCTCTGATCGTCGAGTTCCGGCCAGAGGAGATCCACAGCGGCGGAGCGTGCCTACTTGATCCTCGGCGGATCTCAGCGATCCTCAAGGAGTCACGCTCGGAACTGATCACGCTCGAATCCGACGATAAGTCGATCAGCCTAACGACAGACGAGGGCTCATTTACGCTCCAAACGCTCGATAGCAGCGAATTCCCGAAGGCTAGTGCGATTACCAAGCCAGGCATCGAGGTGGCGGCTACGGCGTTCCTAGGGGCCCTGCGGAGGGTCGATTTCGCTACAGACATCGACTCAACCCGATATCAGCTCGGTGGCGTCAATTTTGTGACGACCGACGAGCAACTGGACCTTATCGCCACCGATGGTCGTAGGCTTGCCCACCAAAGGCTTGATTTGCACTTAGGAGGGGCTTTGGACGGTCAGTCGAACATTGTGCCGACAAAGGCATTGAGCATCGCCAAACGTGCGTTAGAGGGCTCTGAGGGGTTTGTCGCTATTGCCATCGAAGGATCGGTCATCGAACTGCGTGGCGGCCAGGTTCGGGTTCAGATTCGCATGGTCGAGGGACGGTACCCAAATTGGCAATCGGTCATCCCAGCGGCAGCGGGAAAGTGCTTTGAGTTTCCGGCTGGTCCGTTTCTCCAGGCTGTCCGGCAGGCGTCGGTTGTCATGGCAGACAAAGACTCAAGAGGCATCTTGTTTAGCTTCGCTGGTGGGACTTGTCGCATCACAGGTGCACAGGCTGACGTTGGCAAGTCGCAAGTATCAATCCCGGTCAGCGGCGATGGTGAGGTAGCCATCACGATGGATTTCCGATTCGTGCTCGATTGGCTTCAGACGCTCGATAAGGCAGACCAGGTAAGCCTATGGGTGGCATCAGCGGATAAGCCGACGTTGTGGCTGTGTGGTTGTGGTGAATATGTCATTATGCCAATGCAAAGGAATTAAGATGACTGAACAAAAGATCGAAGCGTTTTGGCGGGACGCAACCGCCGCGGATGTTGCGAGGGTGATGGCGGGCGAGACGGTTGAGGCTAGGTTCCGGGACATCGCACTCAGAGATTGGAAGTTCGGACACCTCAATGGGTGGGCGGACGGAGAATTCCGATGCGATCTTGCCATGTGCTGGAAGCACTGCCAAGTCTACGATCCGCCGCAATGGTGGCTCGACAAGCCCGATCCAGGCGAAGGGTACAGGCTGCTTGAGAAGTTTCCGCCGGAAAATGTAAAACCAGGCGACTGTTTTTATGGTTGCGGTTCCATTTGGGTCGAGGAAATGCATCACGTTACAGTCCAAGCCGAAACTATTTGGTATCGCCGACGCATCGAGCCAAACGTTCCGGAAATTCCGGATAGTTGCGAACGAAAGAAATTAGAAGCTGGAAAAGAGTATCTGCTTCCAAGCGGGCTAGTGTTAATTGTCCACAACGAAAGCATAGAGGTGAAACATGACTGAACGAAAGATTGAAGCATTTTGGCGGGATGCAACCGCCGAAGATGTTGCGCGGGTGATGGCGGGCGAGAATGTTTACGCTAGATTTCGCGATAGGTATGCTGATGGTTGGGCGGAGTATTACCTTTCAGGTGTCAATGGAAAAAACTGGATTGCAGGTAATTTCCGATGGGATCTATGCCAAGTCTACGATCCGCCACAATGGTGGTTGGACAAGCCCGATCCAGGCGAAGGGTGGAGGATATTACATCCTGATGAACGTGTTGAGAAAGGCGACGAGTATTACTCATCTGCCAATAATATGTGGTTGCTATCTGGCAGTCCCGACACCTGTGACTGCAAGCAGGCGAATTTTCCGTATCGCCGACGCATCGAGGCGGTTAAGGTCGTCGAGAGCAAACCGCTTTTAATTCGCCGAAGGGTAATCGAGATCGGCGATGAAGTTAAGCTACCAAACGGGCGAGTGTTGGTGTTTAACGGCGAAGGCTTTGAGGTGCCCTAATGGCCGAGTGTCAGTGGAGAACATGCGAATGCTGCGGGCGTAAGTTTCCGCATCGCCAATCTTACCAGGCGTCGGCGTGCTCAACGTGCAGGCCAATGCTTGAGTCTGGGATGTTGCCCGATCAGGTTTGCGAAACTCTGATTGAGCGAGCCAAGGACATGGTGAAGATCGCTCGATTGCTTAAGATGGCAGAACAACATCGCGCCGAGCGTGAACTGTTCGCTGCCGAGCATCTTGGCACTACTCATATCGAAGATCAGATGCGAGCGTTGAGGGCAGGTTACAAAGAGATACGCAACGCCAAGGGGGATTTGGAATCCTGGCGTTGCTCTAGTTGCGGATACAAGATTCTGATCAAGCGATGTATAGCTTGCGAATTGGAGATTGCAAATGGACGATCTGTCGATCAACGAAGCTTACGTTGAGCGAGTTGGAATGAAAATTTACGACGCTGGATTGACTGAAGATGAGGCGATCCGGCAAGCGTACCATGAGGCAAAGAAACGTTTCGGGCGAGTTACTGAGTTAATCAAAGACGAATACAGAAAGGCAATGGGGCTATGAGTGAACACAAATGGCAGATAGGGCCGGTTAAACTGGCCAATGGCGAGGAGGCTTGGATCGATGCGATCAACGAGGGGCAGGAGGCGTTTGAATACACAGGGCGGGTAAAGTCGCTAGGGGTGTGGGAAGCTGCAGGATGGGACGATACTGGCCGAATGATGTACGCTTCAACTGACGATCCACGGAACCTTGCACCTCCACCGAAAAAGAAGGTGCGTGTAACCGCGGTTTTTAACTGCTATTCAAGTGGCTTTTTTGCGTGCCACGCAAGCCGAGAATCTGCTGATAGAGGTGCTGGAACAACTCGCATCGCATGCAAGGAAATCGACATCGAAGTTGAGGAAGGGGAGGGGCTATGAGTCGAATTCACATTTACCAAGCTCAGATCGTTGAGGTTATCGACGGTGACAAGTTCGACCTGATGATCGATCTTGGGTTCAATACGTTCACAAAGCAGCGAATGAGGCTTTACGGCATCGATGCACCTGAGATAAGGACGCAGGCAGGCAAGGTCCAAAAGCGATACCGATTGGCAAGCGAATACTATTGCGGTCATGTTGTTGTCCAAACCATAGATGGCCCAAAGAGCAAGCAGTTTCGCGACAAATACGGGCGGTTTCTTGCCATCATTTACGATGCCTGGCCGATTGCATCAAGACCGATCAGCAACGGCGAGAAGATCCTAGAGGTTGCTCCGCTGTCGCTCAACGCAAAGCTGATTGACGATGGGCTGGTTAAGGAGAGGTATTGGTGACACCGGAACGCATGATTCAGATCGAGCAACACGCTCGAAGATTTGGACCGGCCAACTGTTGGACCGGAACAAGCGGAACACTATCCGCGATGATTATCGAGCTGCTCAAGGTCATTCGGGAACTTGAGGCTCAAAAGGATGGTTCTTTAACGGAGGTTGATAAAGATGAATTACGATGAGTTTATTAGGTCGAAGGCTCCGGTCGTTGAGGATGATGGTTTCGAGCCATCGACGCCTTGCCCTGATTGGTTTAAGCCTCACCAGGTCGATTGCGTGAACTGGGCGATCCGCAAGGGACGCGCGGCACTGTTCGAGGCTTTCGGGCTCGGAAAGACCGTCCAGCAGTTGCAGCTTGGCAAATGGATACACGAAAAGACTGGCGGCAAGGTTCTCTTTGTTGCACCGCTTGGAGTTCGGCAAGAGTTCACAAAAAACGACGGACCACGAATGGGAATGCAAGTCGTTTACTGCCGAACGGATGCCGAGGTCGATGCTTGCGATTCGCCATACATCATAACCAACTATGAGCGGGTGCGAGATGGTGATATTGATCCAGCTAAGTTCGCAGGTGCCATGCTCGATGAGGCTAGCTGCTTGCGATCCTACGGAACAAAGACGACGCAGCAATTCGCTATGTTGTTTCGCAAGATACCGTATCGATTTGTGGCAACAGCTACGCCATCTCCGAATGATTTTATCGAGCTGATTAACTACGCCGACTTCTTGGGTGTAATGGATCGAGGGCAAGCGATGACTCGATTCTTTCAGCGTGACAGCAAGAAAGCCGGAAACCTTCAACTCTACCCACATGAGGTGCAACGCTTTTGGCTTTGGGTTGCATCTTGGGCGGCGTTTGTTTATTCGCCTGGGGATCTTGGATACGATGAAACTGGGTACTCGATGCCAGAGCTAAAGGTGCATTGGCACGAGGTCGAAGGTGAGCAAGGGGCACCTGGCGATTGCATCGACAAGCATGGAAACGCTTTGCTGTTTGAGCAAACCGGAGGCGGCATCAAGCACGTTGCAAAGCATCGACGAAAAACAAAAGATCGACGAATCGAAAAAGCGGTCGAGATCGTTAATAGCGATCCTGATTCACACTGGCTTGTTTGGCACTACCTAGAATCCGAACGCGATGCGATACAAAAAGCATTGCCCGATTCCAAAGCTGTTTACGGCTCACAGGATCTTGAGACTCGCGAACAGATCGTTGATGATTTCGCCAATGGTCGCTTGAAGATCCTAAGTAGCAAACCTGAGTTGCTCGGTAGCGGGTGCAATTTCCAACGGCATTGCAATAAGGCTGTTTTCATCGGGCCAACGGACAAGTTTAACGACTTCATCCAGGCGGTTCACAGAATCCAGCGGTTCATGCAAACCAAGCCGGTCGAAGTGCATATCGTTTTTGCAAGTACGCAATTCGATACGGTGATGATCATGCGTAAAAAGTGGGATCGACACAATGAACTTTCGCAGCGTATGCGGGAGATTGTCCGAGAGAATGGTTTATCTGGAGAGTTATTAAAGATGAAATTTCAGCGCGGTTTAGGTGTTCCAAGGGTAGAGGTCAATGGCGATCTTTATCGAGCAATCAACAATGATTGCGTAGCAGAGCTAAAGACATGGCCGGATCAGTGCGTAGATGAGATCGTTACATCGATCCCGTTTAGCGATCACTACGAATACAGCCCGAACTTGAACGACTTCGGGCACAATCAAGGCGATGATGGTTTTTTCAAGCAGTTCGATTATCTCGTCCCTGAGTTGCTTCGAGTGCTCAAAGATGGTCGGGTTGCTTGCATCCATACCAAGGATCGAATTCAGTACGGAACAATGACGGGCACAGCGATGTACTCAGTCAATGAGTTCAGCGATAAGACCGTTGCGGCTTTCAAGCGGCATGGCTTTATCTATATGGGCCGCATCGTGATTGATACCGACGTTGTTCGAGAGAATGCCCAAACCTACCGTCTGGGCCACACCGAGAACAGCAAAGACTCAACAAAGATGGGTTGTGGGTCGACTGAGTTCGTGCTGTTGTTTCGCAAGTGGGATCCGTCGATGAGTCCGAACCAAACAGCCAATGGGCCGGATCCAGTTACGAAAGACAAAGACGAATACTCAAGGTCTCGTTGGCAGATTCACGCTAGCGGTATCTGGCGATCAAGCGGTAATGAGCTTGTAAGCCCTCATATCCTCGAATCGATGACGGTTAGCGAGGTTTATCATTGGTGGCGCGAATACGCCAAAGATCATCCATACAACTACGCGGACCATGTCGCATTTACAGAGGCGGTTGAGAGTGTTGGCAGGCTTCCTGCATCGATGATGCTTTTCGCTCCGGTGTCAAACAATGCCGACGTATGGACCGACATCATTCGTATCAAAACGCTTAACACCGAACTGAGTCGCAAGACATCCGAGAATCACGTCTGCCCGTTGCAGCTAGACGTTATTGAAAGGCTTATTGAGCGGTACAGCAATCCTGGAGATATAATCCTCGATCCATTTGGCGGCGTGCATTCTACGCCATACCAGGCGATCAGGATGGGACGCAAAGGATGGGGCATCGAGTTGAATCCGGACTACTGGAAATTCGGAGTTGCATTCTGCGAACGTGCAGAGCGAGAAATGAACGCTCCGACATTGTTTGACTTGACGGAACTTGATGCTGTCCCTGTTTCGATTGACTAGATCTTTTCCAGGTCGGTTCGCCTCGGCAAAGGTGCTTGCTGTCTGAGATCGGCAAGAGTCCGGCCAAATGAACTGGTGCGCGGTACGAGCCGGCCTAATCAGCTAATCGACCGTCGGTATTGCGTGCGACTAATCTCCGCACGGCTTGCCACAGGGCCGTCCGTTCTAACGGGCGGGCGGCTCTTTTACGCTCCGAGTGGGGCGGTTGTTTGGTGGTTTAACTGAGGGTGAAATAATGATAAAACAGATGCTTAGCAAGACCGAAGGAAGGATTACGCTAGCCTGCGAAATTTCTTTCGAGTTCGACCCCTGCGACGGGTTTCGCTTAAGGGTTCAAAAAGACGAATGGAGCAACTTTTTTACGAGGACCGATAAGCGGCGATGGCGATACAGGGCAGCTCATTTCTGTTCGATTCATCTTATCACGGAAGCTATTTTTGACTGGCCTAGAGACGTTACAGACGAAGAGATAGAGCTAATGGTACAGATCGTCGAGTTATTAGGCAGCGCAATGGATGCGGCTTTCGTGGGTCACGCCGAATGGAGACACAAAGTCGAAACTAGGCGTCTTGCACCTGTCCAGTTTTTGCAAAGCAGGGCTTCAAGACAACCCGCAGAAAAATCTTTTTTGTATTTAATGAGGCACACAAACGGTTTAACGAAGATAGGCAGGGCAGTTAATCCATCTGCGAGAGAAAAGACATTGCAGGCTGAAGACCCTCGGCTGGAAATGATTTTTTCGGCAGATGGGATCGGTCATTATGAGCGAAGGCTACATCAGATTTTTTCAGACCTACGCAAGCGGGGCGAATGGTTCGACCTGGACGATCATCATGTCGAATGGATCAAGTTTTTCTTTACTGGTTTCAAGGTTTTGTAGTATTTCCACAGCGTGAAAACATGGATAAAATGATGGCGTTGGTTGCTACCCAACGCAAAACAAAAACAATCCCAGCCGGTTTCTGTTGGCGCGTCTGCGCCAGGGGTAGCAGCCTGAATACCGGCTGGGATTTTTCCAAGGAAGGGTCAAGCTGCTATGGCCGGTGATTGGATCAAGATGAGAACGGATCTCTACCGGGATCCAAAAGTTTGCCTCATGGCTGACATGCTAGACGACGAAGATGGGATTCTTGCGCGCCACGTTAATCAACAAATGAGACGTAACATGACCGTAACGCGTAACGTAACGCGTAACGCTTGCGTTGGTGCGTTGTTATCGGTGTGGGGCGTTATGCGGCATCGAGGAGTGCGTAACGGCGACGATTTAGCTTGCTATGGTGTAGGTCTTTGGGTGCTCGATGATATCTCCGATATGCCTGGATTCGGCGATGCGATGGAGTCCGTTGGGTGGGTGGTCGAAAATGATCAGGGGTTGATTTTCCCAAGGTTTTTCGACGAATACAACGTCGAGCCGGACGGGAAAAACAAGAGCAAGAACGCCGAAAGACAAGCCCGGTACAGGGAGAATAAGCGGCTTGGAGTCGACCTAAAAAGTAACGTAACAAGTAACGTAACGCGTAACGTTACAGTAACGCCTAGAGAAGAGGAGAGAAGAGAAGAGAATATAAATACCCCCTTACCCCCTAAGGGGGAATCCTCCAAGCCATCGAAGCGAAAACCGAAAACCACGGAGGGCCAGTGGATCATCCCTCAAGGAATGAACCAAGCTAAGATTTTAGAGGCTCTAGGTCACTTTGAGGAAATGCGCAGAAGCAAAGGCAAGCCAATCGCCAATAGGGAGAATCTGTCCAGGATTTTTCCATCGTTTGACGATGAGGCTCATTTGCTCTACGCGATAACGTTCGCAACCGCCAATGAGTACCAGGGCATTAAGGTCGATTACAGGCCACCGTTGCAACCAGGCAAGCCTATCAAGCGTGAAAGCGATTTACCGGTCATAGATTCCAATTGGGAGCCAGCGTAATGGGACTACATCCACAACACCTAGCAACAGCCAAGGCCATCGAGGAACAGCTTATCGCAGGAATCCTGCTTAGGCCAAAAGACTTCCATTCGGTCGCTGAGATCGTCACGCCCGATGATTTCTTAATTCAGGAGCTTGCCGACGTTTGGAAGGCGTTCCACTCAATGTCAAAAACCGGCATCGAGTTTTGGAGAGAATCGATTCTCGTTTCTGAGTTAAGGAAGCGAGGTTTGGTAGACCGGCTCGGCGGGGACAAAGGCTTTGGAGCGTTGCTACTCAAGACAACTCCAGGCCATGCGGTTTACCACTCGGAGGAATTGGCTAAGTGGGCAGAGCGAAGGCGGGTTGTCCTGGCGTTGGAGCTTGCGTTACAAGACGCAAGCGATCTAGCGTTTGAGCCCGACGAGGTAATCAACTCGGCGCAATCGAAGCTAGCTAGGGTCAGGCAATCCGGTTCTGACGAGGTAGAGCAGATCGGTAAGGTAATGGCCGATTACCTTGAGATCCTCGAAGATGCTCGAAGCAATAAAACAGCGGCGGCAGTTGTGCCAAGTGGCTTTGAGGAACTAGACAGAGCGTTGTCCGGTGGGATACCGCTTGGCTCTTATGCAATCTTGGCGGCTCGACCATCTATTGGCAAGTCGGCGATGGCGATGGACATCGCTTGGCACGCTGCAAGCATCGGTAACGCTTCGCTTTTTGTTTCGCTAGAAATGACAAACCAGCAGATTAGCCAACGTCAATTTGTAAAGGATGCAAACATTCGTATCACGGAAATGCAATCGGCAAGCTACACCGACCAGGCGGTCCTGTCGATGCTCAAAGCTTGCGACAACGCAAGGGAATTGCCGTTGTACATTTGGCAAGCATCAGGGGCAACGATCGGACGCATCGAATCTAGGATCAGAGCCGAGATCGCCAAGAAGCAGATCAAGCTTGTAGTGGTTGATTACCTAGGCTTGATACGCGGGCAAGATGGCCGGCAATCGATCTATGAGCGGGTCACCATGATAAGCAACGAGCTTGCGAGAATGGCCAAACAGCTAAATATCGCTTTGTTGGTGTTGTGTCAGCTAGGACGCGCTGCAGAAGGTGAAGTCCCATCGATCAACAACTTGAGGGACTCAGGCGCCATTGAACAAGACGCCGATATTGTGATGCTATTGCATCGCGACAAACGGGACAGCAAAGAGGCTAGAGTCCTGCTAGAGAAACAGCGAAACGGCAAGATTGCACAAGTCAACCTGTCGTTTGACGGTAAGCGGTTTACCGACGCTTTTATGGACGCAAGGAAATTTCACGAGGATTTTTAACATGGGTTTTTTGATACTCGACCTAGACACTGGTCGTATGGATGGCTGGTATCGATTCCAGCAAGATGCATGTTGGGCGGCGGAGACTAGGCGTCAGCGAGTAGGCGGACGTTGGATCGTGGTCCATCTATCCGACAAGATAAGCAACGATACAAGGCTAGAACCTGCGTTGACAAGCATCGCGGATATGGAGCTCGACTTACGATGACGGAAACCGAGCGGCTAGAAAAGCAGATCGAGAGCCTGAAGGATAAAATCTCTTGGCTAGAAACCAGATTGGATGTTTTGACTAAGCGAAACAAGGAGCAGAGGCAATGGATCAGCAAACTAACAAGCAAGGACCATCCGGCACGGAGGGCAGGGCAATGAAAGTTGGCGATAAGGTTTGGGTGTTGTGCGAGGTGGTGAAAGACAACCTTCTTTGCTCTGTGTACTTGAGGTCAGTTCCTAATCACGAACTAAACAAAGTTTATGGGTGGATGCGAAGAATCGACTGCCGACCCGAAGCGGAAATGCCCGTCGAGCCCGAAGCGGTGGAGAAGCCAGCTACCAGCGATCCGGTCAACCCTTCGCACTACAAGCAAGGCGGCATCGAGTGCATCGAGGCGATCAAGGCGGCTCTTGGTGAGGGCTTTCCTGATTACCTTCGGGGAAACGTCATGAAGTACCTTTGGCGGTACAAGGAAAAGGGCGGCGTTGAGGACTTGCGCAAGTCGGCATGGTATTTGGATCGGTTGTTCAAAGAGG